GGAAGGCCAGCGTTGATTGTGCTTCCGCTTGGCGTTCGACAGGAGTTCAAGCGGGACGCCGTGAATATTCTGGGATACGAAGAGCCGGTCTATGTACGGACGATGCAGGAGGTACGCGAGAATGCCGGGGTGGAGATCATGCTTACCAACTATGAGCGCGTCCGGGACGGGGATATCGACCCGGCGTACTTCGCGGCGACGAGCCTTGACGAAGCGTCGGTGCTGCGCTCGTTTGGAAGCAAGACCTATCAGACGTTCCTCCAAAAGTTCAAGGGTGTCAAATACAAGATGGTAGCAACGGCCACTCCGGCACCGAACAAGTACAAAGAGATCATCCACTATGCAGGATATCTCGAAGTCATGGACACCGGACAGGCCCTTACACGGTTCTTCAAGCGGGACAGCACCAAGGCCAACAACCTGACCCTCTATCCCCACCGTGAAGAAGAATTCTGGCTGTGGGTCAGTTCATGGGCGCTGTTCCTTGGAAAACCGTCAGACCTCGGATATTCTGACGAGGGATATGAACTTCCTGGACTCGAAGTCAGAACGCATGTTGTTCACGACGAATTCGGAAAGATCACGGACCGGGATGGTCAAGTGAAGATGATGAACGATTCTGCCACAAACCTTCAGGAGGCATCACGCGAAAAACGTGAGACAATAGCTGCAAGAGTCCGTTTAGCAAAAGAAATCGTCGACAGTGACCCAAACGCAAGCTTTATCCTCTGGCACGATCTTGAAGCGGAGCGGCACGAAATTCACAGAGTTATGCCAGAGGCCGTAGAGATTTACGGAACGATGGACTATGACGAGCGAGAACGCCGTGTGATTGACTTCTCGGACGGCAAAATCCGGCTCTTTGCGACGAAGAAGGAGCTGTCCGGACAGGGATGCAATTTCCAGATGCATTGCCACAGAATGATTTTCGTTGGGATCGACTATGAGTTCAACGACTTCATTCAGGCCATTCACCGTTGCTACCGCTTTTTACAGACGGAGAAGGTCATTGTGGACATCATCTACACGGAGGCGGAGATTCCAATCTGGGACGTGCTTCAAAAGAAATGGAAGCAACACGACTACATGCAGGAGCAGATGCGAGATATTGTCAAGAAATATGGTCTCTCAGGCGAACGCATGAAACAGGAAATGGAAAGAAGCATAGGAGTTGAGAGAGTGGAGATCAAAGGCGAAAACTGGATTGCGGTCAACAATGACTGCTGCGAGGAAACGGAAAAGATGGCGGACAACAGCGTCGATCTGATTGTCACATCGATTCCGTTTTCAAATCACTATGAGTACACACCAAGCTATAACGACTTCGGTCACAACGAAGATACGCAAAAGTTCTTTGAGCAGATGGACTATCTGACCCCGAACCTTCTGCGCGTGCTGAAACCTGGACGTGTCTTCTGCTGCCATGTAAAAGACCGCGTTCTTTTCGGCAACGCGACCGGAACCGGTATGCCGACGATGGAGCCGTTTCATGCCATGTGTATCAGCCATTACATGAAGCACGGTTTTGCGTACTTTGGCATGATTACGGTCGTTACGGACGTCGTTCGAGAGAACAACCAGACGTACCGGCTTGGATGGTCTGAGCAGTGCAAGGACGGGACAAAAATGGGTGTCGGCTGCCCGGAGTACATCTTGCTATTCCGGAAGCTTCCAACCGACCGCTCCAAAGCATATGCAGATGAGCGCGTATCCAAGACGAAGGACGAATACACACGCGCTCAATGGCAGATCGATGCACACGGGTTCTGGCGCAGTTCCGGAAATCGGCTGATTACGAAAGACGAACTGCTGCATACTGACACGGGAAAGTTGCAAGCAATTTATCGGAAATACAGCCGTGATTCCGTTTACAGCTATGACGAGCATGTAAAACTGGCGAAAGAGCTTGACAAGGACGGGCATCTGCCGGCCACGTTCATGGTAGTTGCGCCCGGAAGCTGGACAGACCAAGTGTGGGACGATATCAACCGAATGCGGACGCTCAACACGACGCAGAGCCAGAGACGGAAAGAGAACCACGTTTGCCCGCTTCAGCTAGATATCGTCGACAGGCTCATCAACCGGTACAGTAATCCGGGGGATTTGGTGCTTGACCCGTTCGGCGGACTCGGGACCGTTGCACTGGAAGCCATCAAGGCCGGCAGACGTGGCTACACCATCGAGCTCAATAATGACTACTTCCGCGATGCGGTCGGCTACCTGAAGGAGTTCGACGAGTCTCAGCAGAACGACAATCTGTGCCTGTTCGATGTAATCTGATTCCAAAAACGTGCGATGGGATGCAATGCAAAAAAATTTTTCTGGCGTTGAGCAAACACCTGTGACACGAAAATAGAGAAAAAGTTATGAATACTCCTTAAACATCCGTATGTGCAGAACATATGGATGTTTTTTCATATGACCTAAATCATTTGGAGGCATGAGTATGCTGAAAATAGAGGGAGTGATAAATGATGAACGAAAAATACAGCAAAATCCGAATGCGATACATCGGAAAAACAGGATATCACGGCCTGAAGCATAGAAAAGTCTACGAGATCAGCATTGTCAGCATGTACGGGAAATTTTGGGTAGAGGTTGGAGACGAAGCCGTCGCTTATGTTTCGCTCGCCATGCTCTGCCGGAACTGGGTCGACGTTTAGAAAGGAGAACAGCATGAACGATTGCGAAAGAATTATCGCTTACTGCAAACAGCATGGATCTATCACGCAGCTGGAAGCGACCAGAGAACTTGGCACAACGCGTCTTGGCGCGCGGATTTGGGATTTGAAGCACAGACTTGGCTATGAGGTTGAGGATGTCTGGGAGACGGCCACAGACCGCTTTGGAGATGCCACGCGGTACAAGCGGTACTTCGTCAAGGAGAAGGCACAATGAACGATACCTGCGAAGGCTGCAAGTGGTGGGAATCGTTTAATTGGGCCTGCTGTAACGGAGACAGCCCACATTGTGCGGATTTCGTCAACTGCGGATGTAAGTATTTCGAACGAAAGGACAATGGAAAATGCCAGAACGAAAAGGAACAGCGCCATTAACTGCGCGTGAAGAGCCGACTACTACACAGAGATCGTG